CGAGATATAACACCTGAATGGGAAAAAAGAATGGAGCAACTTATGGAAATTCCTTGTGTTCATTCTGTTAATTGGTATAATTCAAGAAATATTGATATTATCTATATTGCAAAACCTACTGAAGAACAAAAGGGACAAATTAAACTACTCACAAAATGATTTACACACTCAAAGAATTCATTCAATACGTTCACATGGTCGATTGTTTAAATACAACCGTTCCATCTTCAAAAGTTACTTTTAAAAAATACGATTTAGATAAAAAACGTATTGTTAAAAAACGATTAGTTGAAGTTCGACAAACTGATAACGGTATTCCTTATGAATTTGTTATTCAGAAAAAAGAAACTGTAAAAATACCAAACTCAAACACCAACGAAATAACGAAACTTATTGTTGATTACGTTCACTACATTTACCCAAAGTCAAGCACGTTCACACGTATTTCAAGTGAGGGAAAATATAGGGTTGGAGTTGGTTACATACCGAGTTCAAATAAAGGAATGTCGGACGCGGAGGGAATGGTTAACGGTCGTTTTTTATCTTTGGAATTAAAGATAGGCAAAGACCGACAACAAGAATCACAAAAGAAACGACAAGCTAAAGTTGAAGCCGACGGAGGTATTTACTACCTTTGCAAGTGGAAAGACTTCGAGCAGTTTCAAAAAGAAATACAGCAATTAATACCGATACAATGAAAGGGAATAAAGTAGCGATTATTGACGTTTACGAAAATGGTATTTTTGTGCGTAAATTAGAATCTGTTTGGGCAAACTTACCAGATTTAGAATTACATTGTACCTTTGAAATAACTACTCAAAAATTAGAATGCAAAACACAAGTAGACAAACAACTTTTTCAATTTATAGAAAATGAAGTTATAAAATTTTTAACGATATGAAAAAACCACACCCAACAAGAATATTCAAAGAACCCGAAGAACTTTTTAATGCGTGGATTGAATACAAAGAACACGTTAAACAAGAATCTTTTAAGTGGGTTAAAGTTCACTTTGTAGGTAAAGACGGAGAACGAGTTGAAGAACCGCAAAAAGTACCTTTAACAATGGAAGGATTTGAGATATTTTGTTATGATAATTACGGAACGGTTAAACATTACTTTGACAATAAACAAGGTTATTACGAAGTGTTTGGGGTTATCTGTTCGCGTATAAAACAAGAAATTCGACAAGACCAAATAACTGGCGGTTTATTAGGGTTTTACAATCCAAGCATAACACAACGATTAAACGGATTGAAAGAATCAACAGAAACAACAATTATCGAACAACCTTTATTTCCAGATGAATGAATTGGTTAGGCGAAGTTGCAAAGAACCACAAGAATTATGTAAAAGTAATTAACAGCTTTGGCGAGTATTTTTACGCTGAAGATTTGGTGCAAGAAATGTACCTTAGACTTGACCGCAACAAGCAACCCGAACAAATAATTGTAAACGGCAAAGTGAATGAATACTATATTTACTTGACGCTCAAATCGGTATTTCTAAACTTCGTTAAAGCTAAAAAGCAAATTATTAAAACAAATGATTTACCTTTGAACATTGAGTATATTGATAATACCGAATACCACGAAGCACAATTACGTTTTAACATACGTATTGAAGCCGAGATAGACAAGTGGCATTGGTACGATGCGATGTTGTTTAGGTTGTATTTAGAAAGCGGAAAATCGATGCGAGATATTTCAGACGGTACAACGATTAGTTTGCGTTCTGTATTCGACACGATAACGGAATGTAAAAGAAAGCTAAAAGCGAATTGTAAGGAAGATTATGAGGATTTAGTTAATAATGATTTAGAATTGATATAATGGCAAAAAGAAAAGCAAAAGGATTAGGAGATACTATCGACCAAATCACAACAGCAACTGGAATAAAAGCACTTGTTAAATTTGTAGCAGGGGAAGACTGTGGTTGCGACCAACGAAAGGAAGCGTTAAACAAGTTATTTCCTTACAGCAAACCAAATTGTTTAACCGAACAAGATTACAACTTTCTAAAGGAATTTTTCGAGGTTACACGAGGCGCAGTTGTTCCAACAGTTCAATACAGATTAAACCAAATTTACACGAACGTATTTAACAAACCTGCAGAATTTACAAGTTGTGGCAGTTGCTTATTAGACCGTATTAACGAGTTGAAAAAAATATACGATTCTTATGTTCAAGAGAACGACATAAATAAAGATTAACAAAGTAGTACAACCTATTAGTAAAATTACTATATTTGTATTATGGAAGAAATTTGGTCAACAATTACTGGCTTTGAAAACTTATATAAAGTTTCATCACTAGGAAGAATAAAAAGTTTAGGAAATGGAAATAGTACAAATTCAAAAAACAAAATTGAAAGGATAATAAAAACTAGAATTTCAAGTCGTGGATATGAACAAGTAAAATTATTTAAGAATTCAAAACGCCATTACTTTACAGTACATAGATTAGTTGCTTTTCATTTTATCGGTAAAACAGACGGTAAAACAGAAGTTAACCACATTGACGGAATTAAAACAAATAACAATTATTATAATTTAGAATGGGTAACACCTAGAGAAAATCAATTACACGCTTTTGCTATGGGACTTCAAGTAGCAAAAAGAGGTGCTGAACATTGTCAATCAAAACCCGTTAGACAATTAACTTTAGACGGTATTGAAGTAAAAGTTTGGGAATCCATTAAACAAATTCAAAGAGAATTAGGATGGAATTCATTTGGTATAATAAAATGCTGTAAAAAACAACCAAGGTATAATACAGCGTATAAATTTAAATGGGAATATGTTTAAAAGAACATCTGCAGTAAACCGAATTCTCGCTCTGAAAAAACGAATTAAAATCGTTCAGGGCGGGACTTCGGCTTATTTCCCCCCTATGAATTAAGTAGTAGGGGGACAAAATACGCTTCGAAAACGTTTTCTATTTTAGCAGTTCTAATCGATTATGCTGTTAAAAACCCAAATAGCGAAATAAGTATTATCGCTGAATCAATACCACATTTAAGGAGGGGTGCGTTAAAGGACTTTATTAAAATTCTTAAATGGACTAACCGTTACAACGATGAATGCTTTAACAAATCGCTATTAACGTACACAATGAAATGCGGTTCAGTATTCGATTTCTTTTCGGCAGACGATTCAAGTAAATTAAGGGGTGCAAGGCGTGATATTCTTTATATGAATGAGTGTAATAATATGACGTTTGACGCTTATAACGAATTATCAATACGTACAAAGAAATACGTTTATTTGGACTTCAATCCCGTTAATGAATTTTGGGTGCATTCCGAATTGAAAGATGATCCAAATAGTGATTTTATAATCCTTACTTACTTTGCTTATACTTAAAAGCTATCTGTTTATAAAGTGGTAATCTTTTAATGCCGTTTGAATTAATTACGTATTTCGTCAAGTCTTTTTCACTACCTAACGAATACCAATCTTGTAAAGGCTCAATTATGAAAGTTGTTTCATTTTCTCCAACACAAACTAAATTGAAAGCCTTTAAAATAGCTGAAACAAAATCATAAATTTTCATTGTGCTATTAAAAGCAGTCATTACATTGCTTATCAAAGAAATAGGGGAAACAACGGCTTTTGTAAAAGTCCCTGCAATTCCTTGATTAAATGTTATTGAAGCATTAAATGTTACGGGTTCGTCTGCATAAATAAATATTTTATAAGGAACTGTTTCAGCTTCATATTGCTGAGTCGGAGTACTAGCCACTTGTTTAATGGAAGACCCCGTTAAACTTGGTGGTATTTCGGTTGTTGAATATAATACATCGTTTCGATAAACTTGTACGAAAAACTTAGCAGTTGTTGAACTTATGGCTGATAAATTTACTATTATGTCAATTTCTAAAAATTCTAAAATTAAAACCTCGCTTGTTGCTGAATTAAATGAAACGAAATCAACACCAGTATTATTAGCATACCCACACAAATGAACGTTTGTTAATAAGTTTGGTTTTTCTGCTATTGCGTGCCTAAAATATAAATCCGTCCATCGTGATAAACTAAAAAAGCTACTATTGAAATTAATTCCAAATTGTGTTTCAATAATATCGAATATTTTAGAAACACGAACGGCAGGAAACAACTCTAAAAAACTTATTCCTTTTGTAGCTTGGAAAATGTTATCATCATTTGTTCCGTTGTCATTCCACAACCTTTTAGGACTAATCAAAGGGAATCGAACATCGTAACTGGTTGTGCCGTCTTCAACTCGGTCTTGAACATTTTGCCCCGTAAATTGAAAAGCTAAGGTCGAATAGTCTAAATCGCCCAAAGTCAGTTCTGCAAATCTATCTTTAAGCGAAACCAATGCGCCAAAGAAATTAACGCTGTAACTTACCACCTGACCATCTTTAATTACAGCTTCATTCAATTGAATCTTACCACTTCTGAACGGTTGCATTTCGATTTCTATAAAAGCATCACGTCTTAAATTGTGGTCAATCGTTGGATTTACATCACTCTCGTACCAATGTTGAAAGATACGGTTGTTTCTTGGCGTTGCAGGAACTAAAAACGATTGTGAAAAGTCGCTGAATACCTTGCTAATATCCTGAACGTTTGCAACTGACGAATTAACCGTTACAACTTCATCTTTGAACAAGTCAACTTCAGCCCCCTCAATAAATAGTCGAAACTTCGTCATAAGCAAATTCAAAATCTAGTGTATAGTTCAAGTCTTTCTTGTTTACTATTTTAAAAAGTTCAATATCGTTGGTTAAAATCTTTGCTGGCAATCCGTTAACCATTACACGCTCGGATAATAACAACTGCTCTAAAATCAATTTGAAGTTTTCATCAACGCTTCCAGAATTTACAGTTATTTTCCTACGTGCATTTCGGTTCATCTGCCTTGTTTGACCGTCTGAAACCGTCCAATTGTTTACTGTTGGAACGCTTGTTAGGAAATTATAGTCTTCACTTGTGAAAGCTAACTTATCTTGTGATGCTTTGAAGAAAAAAACACGTTGCCAACCTCCTAATTTATTAACGAAATCAACAGGAATAGGATTGTAACGGCATTCTCTTAACGGCTTGAAAGTGAACGATTGAAGCAATACATCTGAACTGTTGTAAAATTCAATTGTATTTCCACCTGCAAAATAATTTGTGTTTGGAAAACTTGCGCTTTGATAGATTACAGGAATATCGACATATCTTTGGTTTACGCTATCTATATTCGTTGTAACAGTATTCGCAGGATTTGCTAATGAAACATATTTAACGTAACAATCTTCACTTAAATAAACGGTCATATAACCTGGCGAAAGTAATCCACTCGGAGTACTTGCGGCACTTGAACCAACATAATAAAATGTCATTCCCGTTGGGTAATTCCAAAGTGGAAAAGCACTATCAAAAGTTGTTACCTCATTACTCCACGGTAATATACTTAGCGAACCTGAATCCGTGAAACTTCTATATCCATCAAACGCTCTGTAAGTTCTTGTGTCTAACAAAGTGTAAGTTCCTGAAACGTTCTTATAACGCTTAATCTGAACGTATGCGCTGTGTGAATTTGGCGTTGCTGTTGCTGGACTTGGTAACGTTCTAATATTTTGATACGTGTTACTAATAAATTCACGGACATACGGCGTTATGTTAAACCTAATAACGTTATTAGTTGCGCTTGGATTATTTTTTTCAAGTATGTAAGTAGGGGTTGCAGGAAAAGTTGAAGTGTTACTGATAAACAACTCTATTTTTCCACCAGTCTGACCTGCTTCACTTACTTGGGTTGTAAACGGCGTTCTTGCGTACATTTTCTTTTATTGCTATGTCTATAATGTTGGATACTGTCAACACATAGGGGTTTATTAATTCAGTTGGTAATTTCTTTAATTTCGTTTCCAAAGCATCTGAAAAAAACATCGTTGGTTTAATACCTCGGTTGTAAATGTTCCCTGCTATAATTTGCGCTATTGTTCTGTAATTACCTTTCTTATATTTGCCTTGTTCGTCGCGAAGTCTTATACCTTTTCGCTTTGCCCAAACTTCAATATTTGAAACAAAACTTTGCCACGAACCTGCGTAATTTCCTGAACCAAATTTAAAACGACTGTTGGGTGCTTGCTGTCCTTTTATCTTTGCATTCTTTGATACCTTACTAGGGTTTGCACCTTTAACTCCTTGGTCCTGAAAAAAGCCGTAATCTTCCATAGAGAAACCGATACGAATAGAATTTGGATAAACCTTACTATCTCCTTTAATTGAATTGTAAAGTTTCTTAGAAGCGTTTTTTTGACGTCTAGTTAAATTCGTTCTCGCTTGTTTTACAACTCCGTCAACAAATTTTTGAAGTGCTTCTGCTCGTGGGTCTTTACTCATTGTCGTTTTGTAATTCGGTCAAATTCGCGCTTCTGAATTTCATCGCTCTGTTTTGTAAACGTGAGAAAAGTGAGGCACTTTCGGAGTCCCAATTTGGTGACTTCATCAAATTTTGTAATGTCGTTTGAAGCGAGGACATATAGGCTTCCATACCACCCCCACTGTTTTGCAAATTGAGCTCTTTCACTAAGTGCGCTTTCATTTCCGCTGTCATTTCCCTCTCCAAAAATTTGAGGGTAGCTGTCAATAATTCTTTTTCTAAACTCCAAAAAAAAACATTCGCACCCTTTACTATTTCCAAAGGTGCAAACTTCATTAAATCGCTGTATTCGTCACTTCCTTTGTATTCGTGAATAGTGTAACGTTCACCTTTAGTTTCTTTAATCGGTCGGTACATTACTGCCATAGCTTTGTGAAAACTAGAAACGTCTTGCAAATAGTTTTCCAAATCGACATATTCTCCAAAGCTAATATCTTCTAAGTTTGGAATAAAGCCAAACTCCAAATCTTTAATCTTAAATCTTTCGTGAAATTTACCTTCGCTTTTTAACGTTTCAGTAAGTGAAATAATAATTTCAGTTAGGTCATTCATTTTCATTTTAGCGATTGACCTTAGCTCGATACCGCAAAATGATTGAACCATTTGCTCCATTAAGAACAATTCATCTTCGCTGTTTTTTGAAGCGTTAACGAATTTCTGATACGCTTGTAAAGGTATTTCGGCAATAGATGTTGGGACTGTAATTTCAACTTTCATATCTATTAAACTACAAAGTCTAATAAATGTTATACACGCCTTTGTTTGTGCTTATGGATTCCATTTCGTGGTAACGTAATGCGTCAATAGCGTGGTCTTTGCCTCCTTGAGGTTTATTCAGCTTTTTGCCAGTTTTATCAACGTCCCAACAATACCCTCGAAGTTCTTTAATTAAATTTACACTATCCGAAGTCACTAAGTATTCTTGCTGTTGCATTAAGTCAATGCCGTAATTAATTGAGTCTTTGCCTTTTGTTGCAGGGTAAATTTGCAAACCCCTACGCCGTATTTCTTCAATACTTTTCGGCTCTGCTGAATCCGCATAAATCAAAGTATCTTTTGGCAAAGCGTTCGCAATATCTCCGTTTAACATTCCCGTTCGGTA